CCTCATTATGGGTTCCCGCTAGGGGTTTATGTTTATATTGCAATTATCGAAGAAAATTATAGGAGGATTATTTTGGTCACATTATCACAACAAGCAGAAACAGTAGCATCAAAGAGATATTATTTAAAAGACGAATCAGGAGCACCAGAAGAAACTGTAAATGATTTATTTAAAAGAGTTGCAAAAGCTATCGCATCATCTGAAATACAATATGGAAAATCAGAAGCTGATAGAGATTTAACAGAAAAAGATTTCTATGATATGTTAGCTAGTCTTAATTTTATTCCTAACTCTCCTACATTAATGAATGCTGGAACTGAACAAGGTACATTATCTGCTTGTTTCGTATTACCTCTTGAAGATAGTATGGAAGATATAATGAAAGCTGCTCACGACATTGCTATGGTGCAAAAGTTTGGTGGGGGTACGGGATTTGCTTTATCTAAATTACGCCCAAGAGGAGATCGAATAAAAACTACACACGGTATTGCTTGTGGTCCGATTCAAGTCTTACAAACATTATCAAGAGTATCTTCTATGATTACTCAAGGTGGTAAAAGAGATGGTGCGAATATGGCTGTAATGGCGATTAACCATCCTGATATTCTAGAGTTTATTGATTGTAAAAAGATAGAAGGGGATATACATAACTTCAATATATCAGTTGGAGTAGATGCTACTTTTATGAAAGCAGTAGAGTCCGATAGTGACTATCCTTTAGTCAACCCACATAACAATGAAATCACAGGGCATCTAAATGCTAGAGAAGTATTTTCTAAAATAGTTTATGGAGCATGGAGAAACGGTGAACCGGGAATGATATTCCTAGATAACGTGAATAAAGATAATCATGTCACATCAGAATATGGAGAAATGATTGCTACAAATCCTTGTGGAGAACAACCTTTATTAGGAAATGAATCATGTAATCTAGGGTCTATTAACTTAGCTAACTTTGTAAACACTAAGGAAGTTAGACCTTATATATTATGGGATGAGCTTAGAAACACAATTAAAACAGCTACAAGATTTTTAGACAATGTAATTGATGCTAACTATTATGCGACTCCTGACATAGAAAAAATGACTAAAGCAACTAGAAAAATAGGTCTAGGTGTAATGGGATTTGCAGATATGCTTACACAACTTAGAGTTTCTTATAATTCTAAAGAAGGTAGGAAAATTGGTAATGACATTATGAGATTCGTTAGAACTCATTCAGATGAAACTTCTATAGGATTGGCTGAAGAAAGAGGTACTTTTCCTGCATGGGATAATAGTGACTATTCAGAAGATGAAAAATATAGGAATGCTTGTAGATTAACAGTTGCCCCAACAGGAACTATATCTATGTTTGCTGATACATCTAGTGGTATTGAGCCATTGTTTTCATTAGCATATAGAAAAATGAACATACTAGAAGGGGAAACTCTTTACTATGTTAATAAATATTTTGAAGCAGATGCTAAAAAATTAGGTTTTTATTCAGAGGATTTAATGGAGCATTTATCAAATGGGGGGTTACTAAAAGATAGGGAGGAAGTTCCAGAAGAAATTAAAGAACTTTATCTAACTTCACCTGAAATATCTCCAGAGTCTCACGTTGGAATGCAAGCTGCTTTTCAAGAACATTGTGATTCAGGTATTTCTAAAACAATAAACTTTGCAAATGATGCTACAATAGAAGATGTGCATACAGCTTATATTAATGCTTGGAAGTTAGGATGCAAAGGAATTACAGTATACCGAGCTGGCAGTAGAGAAAAAGAAGTGTTGGTAACAGCACATAAAACTGAAGATAAAAAGACATCAGAAGCACAACTTAGTTTCTTTGATAATGTAGAAATACCCGTTGAAGAAACTTATGACTGTTGCGACTTACCTAAAGTTGTAATGGAATCAGGATGTGAAACATGTAAGACTTGTGGATGGAGTGCTTGTCATATAGCATAAAATTCACAAATTTATAAAAAAATAGTATAATAATAGTAGGAGAAAAGATATGCCTATAGGAAATATGTTAAGGGACAGACAAGAACAGTATGTCGCACAAAAAGATAATGCTGGAACTTGGAGAGTTCTTGATACTTGGCACGATGATTTAACTAAATTAGACCCGCAAGATGAGATAGATGACGCAAGTGAAGCGATTACTATATTATCTGAAGGGGGGTTTCTAGCTTTAGTTAGAGAAGCAACTAGATTGGGAGTGTTACAAAATGCTGCTATGATAGAAAATGAAGCTTTAGCAGACCAAGTGGCAGACTTAAAAGAAGAGAACAATAAATTACAACTACAAACTGAAACTGCTCCTGCAGCAGCAACAGAGTTACATGAACAAAAAGCAGGATTGAAAGAACACGCAATAAACACAATAGCGAAGATAGTAGCTATAGATAGTGTTGAAGTAACTAAGGAATAAGTATGAAATTAGGAGATTATCTTCCAGAAGTTCCTGAAATGGCTAATAAAATGGGTCAACTTGGTTCTCAAATGGAGATATTTAATGACTTAATGTTAAGCAAGTCAGCTGGAGAGACTGGTAGTGGACCAACATTCGGTGTTGATTATATAGTTAATTCGTATATTAGAAATCAATTAGCATATCGTAAGCAACTTGTACAAGATTTACAGACAATAGCATATACTTGTGAAGAATTACGAGCCCCTATAATGCATATTACAGGGGAAGTATTTAGAAGAGGTATCAAAATTGAACCTATAGTTGTTAACCCTGATGCATCTCAAATTAAAAGACTACAAAGTTTCATGGATGACTGTAACCTCTTTGACCAAGGACTAGAAGAAGTCTTAAGACAGTTCCATTGGGATTTAAATACTGTAGATGACGCATTTTTATACTTCGCTAAAGAATATTATGATGCGGGGGATGGTAAATTAAATTCAAGAGTAACAGAAATTAGAAGGATTAACCCTGCTTTAATAGAATATGACTTAGACGAGACAGGATTACCTAAGAACTCTCATTTCTTCTGCCCTTTACATAGACAGCATATATCAGAATCTCCAGAAGAATGTTCTGAAGAAGGCTGTGAACAAGCAAAACAAGCTGCTATGTACCGATACCTATATAGAACTGAGGTACATTACTTCTTAGATAGTGAGGTTGTACATTTATCTAAATTTAATCCTACTGAAACTTACGGGTGGTCTCCTGTACTAACAATATTTGAAAAAGCCCTTACTTTAATTGGTATGGATAGAAACTTATACAGGTACTTCTTTGAAAGAAAAATGCCTGCATCTATGGTTATGGTAACTACAGATGACCCTGAGAGTTTAAAAAGAGAAAGAGAAGCTATTGCCGCTAAAGTTAGACAAGACCCTAACTATATACCGATGATTGCTGTATCATCTAGAACAAATAGAGGTAGAGTTGACATGGTAAGAATGTTCCATACATTACAAGAAATGGATTACCTACCTGTAAGAGCTGAAATTAGGGAAAGAGTTTCTGCTATATGGGGAGTATCTCCAGTATTCCAAGGAGCTCCAGACTCTTTCGGTGGATTATCCCAACAGACTACACAATTAACTGTAATGAGTAGAGTGGTTGAAAGAGACCAACGACAAATTATGGAAAAAGTATTTACTGCTATTATAGATAATTTTGGTATAACTGATTATAAATTATCACTACCGAATCCTGAAGAAAAAGCAGAAGCTACTAGAATATCACACGCACAACAAAAAACAGGTATTGCTAATCAATTACTTCAAATGGGTTTTGATGTTGAGTTAAAGGATAATAAAGTAGACTTAATGGAAGTAGACTTTATAATAAGTGGAGAACCTGTACCTAGTAGTCAAATGCAAGGTGAAATGACAGCTATTCAATTAGACCAGCAACAACAACAAGCAGCTCAACAAGAGGCACAAGCAGCTAGTCAATTTGAAGGTGAAGAAGGTGAAGAAGGCGGTGAAGGTGGCGAAGGCGGTGAAGGCGGTGAAGGTGGAGAAGTTGAAAATAGCCTAGAAAAAAATGTATTAACAAATGACCAAAGAGGTCAACCTTTACAACAACCTTTTGCTAATATGAACACTGCTATCCCTAGAGGGAAAGGTAAGTTCCAAGGAAGAACTGGAGGAAGAACTCCAGACCATAATGATAAAACTCCTCTAGAAGAACGCGACATAGAAGAATATGCAGCAGCTAGAGAAAAAAAGTTTGAAGATAGAATGTATGGTTTGACTAAAACTTCTACATGGACAGACAGTTTATCTGACCAAGGTTTTGCGTATCCTATAATTAAAGAAGTATCGCCTGATGGTAATACATTATGGTTTATAGAAAATGGTGTAGACTATACGGGCAAGTTAACAGCTAATGGTGTAACTGATATTAGTAAAGCTGCTTTCTCTGGAATAGAAGGTAAAAAATATTACGGAGACCAATACCGAAATGAAAAAGGTGATGGGTCTTCAAGAAAGAATGAACCAGTCAACGTAGAAGAGGAGGATGACGATGACTAAAAAATTCGCTACTGATGATGCTAGATATAGTAAAAAACCTAAGTCAGCCGTACCTAAAAAACCGGGAGAGCCTGACCAATATGAAAATCATAATTACGCAAACCGAGAGGTAAGACCAGATGGTGCGACTGTTTATTATTATGAAAATGGAGTAAAAGCTATACACCATCCTAAAACTAGTAGTAATCCACGTTATCATAAATCTGCTGCTAAACATCATTTAGATGAAACTTCTACTTCTATAAATGAAGATGAGTACAAAAAAGCTTTATCCCATTTAAAAGCTTTATCAGGGCACAGTCAAGCCTTAGATAAGTTTAAGGGAGAAGATAAAAGCCCAGTAGAAAAACTTGCAAAAGAATTTTCAGGGACTGTAGCAGTCGCTAGTGACCCAGCTGTTTTTACTCGTACCTATAGTGGAAACAATAAAAAAGGTAAAAGCGGTGTTAAAAAATTAGATGACTATTTAAAAAAAACTACGACTAAACAAATTACTAAGTTAATAAATGATGTGCGTAAAGAGTTTAGTAAAGAAGATTACTTAAAAAAATTTGATTTTGTAGCTGAACTAGATAAAAGTATGCCTATATTAAAAGATGATTTCATTGACTCTTTTGAAAATACGGATTATGATGATGAGTAATTTAAATGAGTTTTTAGAATTTATGCAAACTGATTTGACACGGAAGAAAAAAAGTGTTAAAGTAAAATTAAACAATATGCCTTTTTTAAATAACTATAAAAAATCTAAAGAAGGTAGAATAGAAAATCCACCGGATAGACAAAAGAAAAGAATGATAGCTTTTGGTTCTAGAAGAAGTCCTAGACCAGACCCTAATGGCTATAGGAACCCACCTAATAGGAGGAAACCTCATCCGGAAGATTAGCAAGGAGCAGAATGGTAATACCAGAAAAAGCGAAGCCCGAAATAGTAAAGAGAAAGTTAGCAGGAGCCACATGGAGTAATATATCTAGATGGGTTAATGACACCTATGGATTAAATATTCATAGAACTACATTTCAAAAGTGGTTTGATAAAAATGTTGACTTAGGAGAAATAGATGAAGTAGTAGAAAACTCTATTGATGAGATAGAAGCACCCGACTTTTCCCCTGACACTCACGCTAAACTAACTAAAAAGATTGAAACATTTAAAGGTGAAGCACGTTATTGGAAGAAAGTAGCAGAGTCTACTTTAAAACAAGAAGCTAAAAGAGACCTTTTAATTGATGCTATTAAAAAATTTACACCTTCTTATAAAGCTGTTAAGAATTATAAAACTAGAAAGCCTTCTGGTAAAAGAAAAGGTGATAGTGTTCAATCTATGATTGCCCCTCTTACAGATACCCACGTTGGAGACAATGTAGAATCTGACCAGATGTTAGGGTTGAATGAGTATAACATTGATATATTTAATAAAAGACTATATGGATGGGCGAATCAAGTAATTACCTTAGCGGAACTTAGACGTAACTCAGCAGAAGTTGGAGAGCTTATAGTTCCTATGTTAGGAGATATGATTAGTGGAGACATACACGAAGAGTTAGCTAGAACTAATAACGACCATTGTATGGGACAGATGATAAGAGGAGCTAACCTTATTTCTCAAGCATTGATGTTAATTGCTCCATATTTCGGTAAGGTTAAAGTTCCGTGTGTAGTAGGTAACCATGGGCGTATGACTAGGAAACCCCCTATGAAAGATAAGTATATGGATTGGGATTACATGTTGTATCAATGGATTGCAGTATTTTGTAGGAATCAAAAGAACATTGAGTTCCACATACCTAAATCATTTATGACTACAATTAATGTGTGCAATAGAAATATCTTATTAGCTCATGGAGATTTTATTAATGGTGGTGGTAGCGGTACTTCAATCAATAGAGGTATAAGCAATATGCGAAATGTTATGGCATTCCAAAAAGGATTGAGAGATGAGGTTACACAATTAAAAGAGAACACTCTTAATGAAGGTATACCTGAAAGATTTGAATCTGCATTGATTGGGCACTTCCATAGAATAGATGAAATTGATATAGGAACAGGAGCAGTACATATATGTGGTTGCATGAAAGGTGGAGATGAATTCGCTATGCAAAGAGTACAAGCTATCAATAAGCCGAGGCAAATAGTACTGTATTATCATCCAAAATATGGAGAAATCGGAAAAGAAATTATCTATTTAAATAGGTATGATGGCTCTGATGAAAAGTTTAATGATATATTGCCAGATGAGTGGATAGGAAATTTCTTAGATAACTAGAATTTAAGTATAATAAATACAAAGGAGATTTATTATATGGCTGTACCACAACAAGTTAAAAACGCTTTTATGTCTTTTATTGAAGAGCTTATAGAAAAATTTGCGACTGAAGTATATACTGCGTCACAAAATGCAGTTCCAGTCGTTACAGGAGAATTAAAAAATTCAGGTACTCTTAACAAGATACCCGGTGGATATCAGATTAAATATTCAGCCCCTTATGCTTCTTTAATTGATGGTATGGGAGAAAATGCAACCTTTATTTATAAAGGGGGTAAGTCATTTAGATTTCCTAAAGCTCCATTAAACGCGAGTGGATTTGTATCTAATACTGTAGAATCGCTTGAGGAGAATAATACATTAGGTAGCTTAATCTATCAAAGTAATACTGGAGCAGCAGCAAGACAATATGATTTTTATATACAATAGAAAAGGATAAT